ACGCCAAGGGCTTCGAGATCAGCGAATACAACATCGAGCCGACCCTGCTGGACGGCATCGTCTTCGAAGGTCAGCCGGTGCTCTGCAAGTTCGCCAGCGTGGTCCGTCCGACCCAAGACCGTTTCGGCCGGATCACCAATACCCAAGTCCTTGTGGATCTGCTGGCCGTGGGCGGCAAGCCGATGGCGCCGACCGCCCAAGCCCCGGCCCGCCCGCAAGCACAGGCCCAAGCCCCGCGTCCGGCCCAGCAGCCGCAGGGCCAAGACAAACAAGACAAGTCCCCGGACGCCAAGGCGTAAGCCGTAGGAGGCCGCGATGCTCCGCTATCTCTCGCTGTTCGCGGTAGGTCTGGCCACCGGCTACGCCTGGGGCTGGATCGACGGCCTAGCGGCCTCCCTGGCTGTTTGAGGACTGATCGCTATGTCAGGCGTTGTCGCTGTGCAGGTGTGTACCGCGTGGACCTCGACCCCCGAGGGCTTCATGGCGTGTCGTGAACTCGCATGGCAACAGGCCTACCTGATTCCGCCCGAGGCCGCTGGATACGTGGACATCCTGGTCAACGGTGGTTTCTCCCCGGAAGCCTTCGGCATCGGTGCCGCTGGCGTCCTGGGATCGTTCGTGACGGGGCTTTTGATTGGCTGGGTCGCGTCACTTCTTCGTAAAGCCAAGTAGAGAGGAAACACCATGAAAGCAATGAAGCAACGCATCGCCAAGTTCAGCCCGGTCGCCTCGTTCCGCAACCTGTGCATCGCCGGTTCCGTCACTGCCGCGACTTCGCTGCCGGCCTTCGCCGGGGTGATCGACACCAGCGCGGTGGAATCGGCGATCACCGATGGCCAGGGCGATATGAAGGCCATTGGCGGCTACATCGTCGGCGCCCTGGTGATCCTGGCCGTTGCCGGCCTGATCTACAGCATGTTGCGCAAGGCGTAACGGGTGCTCTGGTCGGTGTGGTTGGGGGCGTTCTTCGCCGGCGCCTTCATCACCGGGTACCGGACCGGCGAATTCTTCTAACCGAACAGACCGAGGCGGAAGCCCCCTCCGGAGTTTCCGGCAGGGGGCTTTTTCATGGGTGACTGGATGAGTAACAACGCACGTTCCGGCCTTGGCCGGCTTCTTCCGCTGCTGGGCCTGCTGGTCTCGTTGCTGTGGCATTCCTTGGCGAGCGCGGACTTCTACCAATGGAAGATTTCCATCCCCGGAAAGCCCACGGCCTTCTTTCCATCCTATACGGCGGCGTGCCAGTACTACTTCGATAACACGTCGGCCAACTGGCTAAAGAAAATCAACAAGCTGAGCTACGACGTAGTTCAGTGCAGTGTTTCGGGTTCTGGCGGAATTACCTGGGAGCCGTCGGCTGCCATCTTGACTGGCGATAGCTGCCCTCCGGAACAAGAGATCGATCCCGCCGACGGTGCCTGCAAACCGCCGCCCGAAGAATGCAAGGAAGGCGAACTGTTTCCGGCCAAGGGCCCGGACTCGCCTGTTGTCACCTCGGGCGGGCGGAACTATGTCGGCGACGGCGGCGCACCGAGCGCCTGTTATCAAAGCTGCGAGTACGGCGGCAACCCCAGCCCGGCCAGTTGCTATCTGGTCAAAGGCTCCACCACGACCGGCTTCTGCAATTACATCCTCAAGGGCACCGGACAGAATTGCGGTGCCGATTCCTACACCTTCGCGCAGACCGGCGACTCGCTGAACCCGCCCGACACCCCGAACACCGATCCTTCCGACCCGAACGACCCCGGCTGCCCGCCCGGCTGGTCGTGGTCGGGGACTACCTGCGTCAAGACCCCGACCGATCCCACGGATCCAACCGACCCGACCACGCCGGGCGGTGATGGCGACGGCGGCGGCGATGGCGATGGCGGTGGAAACAACAACGGCGGCGGCAATGACGGTGGCACCGGCAATGGCGGCGACGGCAGCGGGGGAGGGGACGGCAACGGCGGGGGCGATGGTAGCGGCGACGGCAGCGGCACGGGCGGCGATGGCAACGGCACCTGCGACCCGGCGAAAGAGAACTGCTCCACCGGCCCCGAAGGCCCCGGCGGCGAACTCAAGGAACCCACGCCCGGCACTTGGGATGACGCCATCGCCACCTGGGAAAAGAAGGTCGAGGAAGCCAAGAAAGAACTCAAGACCAAGGTGAAGGCCAACGTCGATCAGATGAAGGGCGCGTTCGACCTCAACCTGGCGGAAGGCGGCGGGCAACTGCCCTGCGAGCCCATGACCATTTGGGGCAAGTCCTACTCCCTCTGTATCTCCGACTACGCCGGCCAACTCTCCAGCCTGCGCGTGGCGCTGCTGCTGATGGCCGCGCTGATCGCCGCCCTCATTCTGCTGAAGGACTGACCCTATGGAATGGCTCTCCGGTTTTCTCGATCAGATCATCGCCTTCTTCCAGTGGATCTGGGATTTCTTCGCCCAAGGCATCTATGACTTCGTGCGCGACGGCCTGGTGGTCGCCACCAAGGCGTCGATGTACGCCGCGCTCCAGACCCTGATCCTGCTGATCGATGTCAGCTACACCGCCGCCCGCGAACTGATCGACAGCCTCGGCGTGCCGCAGATGATCCGCAGCATGTACGCCGCGCTGCCGGGGCCGATTGCGGCGGGTCTGGCCTTCTTCGGCGTGCCGCAGGCGTTGAACATCATCATGGTCGCGGCGGCGACGCGCTTCTGCATGCGCTTCGTGCCGTTCATTGGGAGGTGATCCGTGTCGATCAAGATCCACCACGGCCCCAACGGCTCCTACAAGACCTCCGGCGCGATCCAGGATGACGCCGTGCCCGCGCTGAAAGACGGGCGGGTGATCATCACCAACGTGCGCGGCTTCACCCTGGAGCGGGCCTATCAGGTCTTCCCGGACCTGCCCAACACGGCGGAAATCATCAACCTCGATCTGGAGTCGCTGGAAGACCTCGAAAAGATGCGCACGTGGTTTCAGTGGGCGCCCCGCGGGGCCTTCCTGATCTTCGACGAAACCCAACTGCTGTTTCCCAAGTCCTGGCGGGAAAAAGACCTCGAGCGCTTCGACTACCCCGGTGGACCGGAAGCGGCCCACGCGGCCGACCGCCCCATGGGCTGGCTCGACGCCTGGACTCGGCACCGGCATTTCAACTGGGACATTGTCCTCACCACGCCGAACATCTCCTACATCCGCGACGACATCCGCATGACCTGCGAGATGGCCTACAAGCATTCCAACCTCGCGGTGATCGGCATCCCTGGCCGCTACAAGGAGGCCCAGCATGACGCCCAACTCAACCGTCCGCCCGCCGATGGCACCATCATCGAGTACAAGCGAATCCGAAAGCAGACCTTCGCCCTCTACCAGTCCACGGCCACCGGCAAGACCCAGGACACCAAGGCCGGCAAGAGCCTCTTCCGGTCGCCTAAGCTGGTTCTTCTACTGGCATTGCTGGCCGGCACTATTGGCTTTGTCTGGTATATGGGGCCTCTGCGCACGATTGGCGGTCCGGCTGCTGCGACACCTGCCGACGCTCCTGGCGACCCTGCTCAAGCCCCTGCTGCGCCCGCTGCTGTGGCTGCTCCAGCGCGTCCTGCTGCGAATAGCTTTCTTCCTCCTGGGCTTGTACCTGATGGGCCTGCTGCTGCGCCTGTTGATCTGAACGCCCATCCCTTCGCCGATCGGCGGATCTCCATCCTTGCCCACGCCTACCGCAAGTCGCGGGGCGATATCTACCTGTTCGCCCTGGAGGATCCCACGGGCCGGCGCCTGGAACTCACCAGTTGGCAACTGATCGGCTCCGGCTACCGGGTGACGCCCAAGGGCGAGTGCGTCGTAGAGCTTCGCTATGAGGACTGGAAACAGACCGTCACCTGTGCCGGGAGGCAGGCCGGCGCGGTGGCCAGCATCGCTCCGGCAGCGCCTGTTGCCGCCTCCGCAGACGCACCGGCCAGGGGCCAGTCGCCGCTGACCATCGTCCCCGATTCCGAATACGCCTCGCGGCCCTGGAGGCACAAATGATCGATTGGGAATTCCTCGTTCCGGTGGCGATGGGCTGGGCGCTGCATCACTGGTGGTCGGTGATGACGGCGCTAGCGGCGGTAGGGGGGGGCGCCATGAGGGGCGGGCCGCGCCGCCGGCCGGGAGCGCAAGGCATGAGCGATAGGCCGAAGGCGCGGCCGACGCCCCTGTAACACGTCAGATAACCCCCGATCAGCAACCCCATAGAACCTCATTAACGGGTAAAGAACATGAAGACTCCGATCCATCCAACGCGACTGGTCCTCGAAGAGAACGGGGATTTCCACAAGTCCCCGAAGGGGATGCTTTTCATGGACCCGCTCAATGGACAGTTCACCGACCTGTCAGGCGTGCGCATCCTGCGGTGTGGCGTGGACACCGTGCGGCAGTTGTACAACGGCAAGTTGCGCCCGGAAGTCATGGCGCTGTTTGACCTGTCGGTGGATGTGGTCGAGTTCGCCGGCTACGAATGGTCCAAGGGCCGTATCGGTCGCGACTCTGGCTATCAGTACCGCCTGCAGAACGCCGAAATGGGCCTGATCCTGCTGATCAAGAACCACAACATCAAGGTCGACACCATTGGCTCGCACCTCAAGATCGAAGTGTCGCCTCACGCCATTGACGGCGCCGACCCGCGTATCCTTCAGGGCGTGCTGGATGACCTGGCCGCAGCGGTGCTGAGTCAATGCGAGACCAACCAAGCAGCCGTGCATATCGCGCTGGATGTGCAGGGCTGGACGCCTCCGGCTGATCTCGTTGATCGCATGCACTGCCGCTCGCGTCGGGTACGGCAAATCAGTGGGATCGAGCGGATCGAGTTCGACGGCAACGCCTCGGTCTACGGGCGTGGCGAGACGTACATGTTCGGCTCGGCCAACGGCCTGCAACTGTCGATCTATAACAAGACCCTCCAGGCTCGGGCCACCGACAAGCTCGACTATTGGGAAAGCGTGTGGGCGACCCTGAACGGGGATCCGTTCGGTGATGGCGACCCGGCCTATAACCCCCTGGAAACGGTGTGGCGGATCGAGTTTCGCTATCACCACTCCATCGTCCAGCAGTTCTCCGAAGGCTCGCGTATGGCCTCGGGGGAGGTCATCGGCTGCCGCACCTACGAGGGCCTTTGCCCGCATCTACAGGGGCTGTGGAGCTATGCCTGCGAGGCATTCCGTGTGCTCTCCCGGGAGGGTATGTATGACGCCTTCTGGAGCCTGATCAGCCAGGACGCCCGCGTCCAGGTCGAGTGCGATCCGCTG